ATGGACCGCGACAACGCCAGTGACCTCCTCGCCTTCCTCGCGGTCGCGAGAGAGCGCAGCTTTACGCGGGCCGCTATCAAGCTCGGCATGTCACAATCCGCGCTCAGCCAGATCGTGCGCGCGCTCGAGGAGCGGCTCGGCGTGCGGCTGCTCAGCCGCACCACGCGCAACGTCGCCCCGACCCAGGCCGGCGAAAGGCTGTTCCGGTCGATTGCTCCGAAATTCGAGGAGATGGACGTCGAGCTCGCCGCACTCGGTGAATTCCGCGAGAAGCCCGCGGGCACCATCCGGATCACCGCGACGGAGAATGCGGCCGATGCGGTGCTGCTGCCGGCGCTGGCCAGGATCCTGCCCGACTATCCCGACATCAAGGTCGAGGTCATCATCGACTACGGCCTGTCCAACATCGTCGCCGAGCAATATGACGCCGGCATCCGGCCAGGCGGTCTCGTCGCCAAGGACATGATCGCAGTCCGCGTCGGTCCCGATCTGCGCATGGCCGTGATCGGCGCCCCGTCCTATTTCGCAGGACGCAAGAAGCCCCGCACCCCGCAGGACCTGACCGAGCACAACTGCCTCAACCTGCGCCTGCCGACGCATGGCGGGCTCTATGCCTGGGAGTTCGAGAAGAACGGCCGCGACCTCAATGTTCGTGTCGAGGGACAGCTCGTCTTCAACGGCGCTGGCGCATTGCTCAGTGCCGCGCTGCGCGGCTTCGGCCTCGCCTACATCACCGAAACCCAGGTGCAGCCCTATCTGGTGAGCGGACAGCTCGTCCGCGTGCTCGCCGACTGGTGCCCGCCCTTCTCCGGTTACCACCTCTATTATCCGAGCCGCCGCCAATCCTCGCCGGCGTTTTCACTGCTGGTGGAGGCGCTGCGCTACCGCGGCAGGCAAAACAACACGCGCCCGTAGCCAGTAGCCCGGATGGAGCGAAGCGCAATCCGGGGCCGCTGCATCTGCGGGCGAGAACCCCGGATTACGCTTCGCTCCATCCGGGCTACAAGACCTTGCGTTGCCCGACGGGCAAAACACCCAAACACTCGGTCAACCCGCATCGGCAAAAATATTCCACTTTACCGAAATTCGGAATTGGCGGATAGTGCATCCAATCCGGCCCAAGGAAGAGGGGCGTATCGCGATCGTCACGAACGCGGGCCGGGCGGCGGTGGACGCAGGTCACATCGGCGCGAAGGGTTTTGCAGGGCGGGCGACCGTGAGCAAAGGCCGCGCGCAAACGACCGGTGTGATCAGCTGTAGCGCGCAATTTCAAATGTCACCTCGCGCAGGTTCAAATGTCACCCCCCGGAGCCGGCCTGAAGCCGCCCTGGGAGTGGGCTCCTTGAAGCCCCCTTAAGGCCCACGCCGCCGCCCAAAGCAGCGGCTATCCCGAGCGCCGCCTTGTGGCGGGGAGATGATGCACCACCCGGCTTAGGCATCCCTACCGCGTAGATCGACCCAACCGAATGTGTTGATGTAGATTGTGGTTGTTGCGACGTTTGCTCGCTTCCGCACTTGGCCCGACGTGTTCGTTCTAACAATCTGCGAATATCCACTATTGGCGCCTCCGACTGCAACAATACCACTGAAAGGTCCGCCAGTGGATGGAAGCGTGTCGGATTGATCAGGTGAACTAATCATCCAAACCGTGCTTTGCGCGGTATTTACACCAAGACCATAAATTTCAGCTTCAACCTTAACACCGGTCGGGACATTCAGCGTAACAAGCGCCGAAGTAGTTCCGACTGCCGTAATGTCATCCAAGGTAGGCACTGCCCAAAGAAACTTGTTACCTTGTTGAATAAACAGCCGCCATTGTCCTGTACCATCTGTCCTCATGGCACCAATGCGCCTGTAGTAATTATAGTTTGCAGGTAGAGCGGGACCGGCAGGGTTTAATGAGGTGATGAAATCAACGTATTGAGCATCGACGCGCTTGATGAAAAAGAGATGATACCAAGTGTTCGGAGCAATGGTGCCGGTATCGAGCGAACCTTGCCCTGAAAAGCCAGCAACCCACGCTTGGTTTGTTTTCGTATAGGTGCCGGGGTTGGTCAGAACATCTGCTGATGTGCTATCAGTTGCGACACCGGGGCCGACATTGAACGAAATAGAGCTTCCGGCTGTCGATATGATCAGTCCATCGATATAGCCGCGAAGACAGAGCGGCACCCCGATGTTCTGCTGCGCTTGTGTTTTATTAGTCGCCGTCAGCGACTGCGCACCAGCATAAGAAACCACACCGACATTGTTTGCAGCCGTCAGAACGTTAGCCAACCCGGAAAGATTGTCCGTTTTGAGCATGTCACCGACGCCGGGCGCACCTGTCGGCGAGATATTCCAGTCTGCAAAGGTGCCGGAGCCGCCAGTTTTGGTGACGTTGACCGTCAGGGTGCCGGCCGCATTTGCAGTGACATTCCCTTCCATATAGTTGGCTGCGTTCGCGTTGGATTTGGCGCGGACATAATCTCCGATTTGATAGGCGTTGTTGGTCGCGACACCTGTGAACGCTCTCGATGCGACCGCAATGGCAAGGGATGCAGTCGAGGTGACATTGTAGATCGGCGCGGCTTGGGCAACGAGTTGCCATTTGCCGGCGGCAAGATCCGTCGCGAATGTCCCTGACGTATGCGGGACGATGCAAACATACGTGCTTCCGCTCTGAACGACGGTGCTCGACGGTGCGGTTGCAGTATAGGCGGTCGCAGTCGCCCAAGCCGATGGCAACGTCCATGCGGCAGATCCAGCATCTCCCTTTGATGCCAGCACCTGCCAATAGGTCGAGTTCGGTGGCGCGTGCCCGGAGCCTGGCGTCGCGTTGATCCAGACGTAGGACGAGCCCGCCGAACTGACATACTCGCCGACTGAGTAAGTCGCCGCGTTGTCGTAAGCGCCGCGAGGGTTGAAGCCCTTGTAAATCCCGAGATAGTTCCAGACGCCGCCTGTCATGACCCACATCTTGCCGGTCGTCGGCTGGAGCGCGGTTTGATTCTCCTCGCCGAGCGATGGATCAGGCGCCGTCAAGGTCGGCGGTACGAAGACGATATAGCCGTTTGCGTTGAGCGCGGTGACGATCCTATCCACGTCCGCCAAAAGCTCAGTGTTGAACGCGCCTTGCGCGACCTTCCAGATGCTGTAGGTCGCGCCGCTCACCGTGGCGCCGGGCCACCGCGTGATCGTCAAATGCGCGTCGTCGGCGACATCGGTGATGAACACACCGAAGTGCCCGACTGTAAAGAAGTAGCCCGGCTTGACGTTTCCGGCCGTGAGCCAAAGGGTGCTCACTCCCGTGACCGCTGTCCCATCGGCGGCAACAGAGACGGTGCCAACGTCGTAGCTGGAAAGCGCGGTCATGTGTTCATCCCTTGCGCGGCGATCGCCGCATTCAATTGTTCGCGTAGCCTTGCGACTGCGTCGGCGCCGTCCGGTCTTACCGGTATCGCGGCGATCATCGCGGCGGCGGTGATGTTGCCTTTTGACGCGTCCCGCAGCGCCTTGCGGTAGATGATCCATGCGGCGCGTCCCGTCTCGGAGATCGGGAAATCAGGCAGAACGAATTTGTCGGTATCGGCCAATTCGCGGTTCACAGCCCCCCTTACTTCGAACATCGGGAAAGGGTCGGGGTCCGGCTCCGTCTTCGGCACCTTCTCCAACAGAACGAGATCAATTTTCTCGGTCTTCGGGTCGATGCTGTCATAGTCGCGCATCAACACCTTGCAGCCGGGCAAGTAGCTATCGGAGCAGCATTCGTAGATTGCCGAGCCGTGCGACATGATTTGGCCGGTCGCGATGTTGTAGTGAATGTTCATCGCTTCGCCGCCATTGCAAAGAGTGTTGCACCTGCCAAGATCGCATTCGAACTGGTAGATCCGAATTGAGCCGCAATCGGAACAGATACAATGCCGCCAGTACCTGTAATGCTGATAGCACCGGACAGTGGTATCGGGGCGCTCGCGCCGGTTGGCAGCGTCACTTGGTAATAATTGACTTGTGAGCCGTTGAGCAAAAAGCGGAATTGTCCCGTCTCTGTAGCGGGGGAGCCACTAGCCCACATCGAGTTCACGCTCACGTAAATCACGATAGGCTTGCCCGACAATCCCGTGGTGTCTATGGACATGTTGAAACTGAAAAACGACACCCAGTTACCAAAACCGGCGCCAAATATAGCGGCTCCCGTCGTCTGTGCGACCGGCACCGTGACCGCATTGTCTGCGATGCTCAGGCTACCCACACCGAGGTTCTTGATAACGCCCGATGCGGAGTCGATCGAGTTGGCCTTCAAATAGATGACGTCGATCGCGCCTGCCGCGATGGCCTTCACGTTGAACGTGCCGTCGAGATAGAAATTTCCGTTCATCCCGAACGCGGCTACGCCGTTGAGCGTGCCGAACGAGATGAAGTCCTGCGGCGCTCCACCGTTGTAGCCGGGAAACTGGAACCTGATCTTGTCTGCGACAAAGGTGATGGCAGAGAGGCCGACGCCGCCGTTAACGGCCTGAATTCCCGTGACATAGTTGTTGACGTTGAGCGTGAATCCCCAGGACGCCGCGGCGTACCCGTCAAGCGTTGCAATGGCACTTGCCGACTCGTTCACGAAAGCGGTGAGAGACCCCCATGTCGCGCTCGCCGTCGTCGAGAAATTTGCAAAAGCCGTCGAGGTATCGACCGCGACAATGCGGACGTCCTCGATCGAGGCCGCCGCGGCATCGGCTCGTGCGTTGTATTGCGTCCGCACCTCTGTCTTGTCATTCCATCCTCGCGCCGAGATGTTCGCAAGCCGCGTCGCGAAGTCCTGCTCGATCCGGTCGACCTTGTCGCTCAGCTGATTGAAGATCGTGGTGACTTGCGCTCTCACGGCCGCGTCGAATTCGGCAAGCGAGAGACGAATATCGGCCGTCGTCACCGTGATCCAGTCCGACCACAGCATGTCGCGCGGCGTCGAGGGTTGATACTGACCGCGCACTTGGTACGTGACGGCCGGCAAGATCGATTGAGTGATGATGAGACTGCCGGCGCTCACCCGATCGGTCCGACCGCGCGTCACACTCGAACCATCGGAGGCAAGTCTAACCTCAAACTGCACGCCGCTGACGCCTGGCTGCGAGCCGTCCCAACTGATCAGGATGGCGGGCCGGCGAACGACGCCGCTGTCATCCAGCAGCTGGTAAGGCTGCGCGTTCCAGTCGGTCACGCCTTGCGCCGGCGGTGGGTTCGAGATCAGGCCGCCGGTCGTCACCGGCTGTAAGTCGGTGTCGCGATCCCAATCGTAGTCGTCAGGATCGACCTCGGTGAGCACCAGGAGGACGTCAAGATTGTTCTTGTCGGTGCCGGCATCGACGCGGAATTGCTTCGCCGAGTAACCGTTGCGCGCGCTCGTCCATTCGCCCACGTCGCCGGCCTCGACCAGCCAGAACACGGGCGGCATGATCAATGTGTGCGAGCGTGCCCGCTGCGCTTCCTCGATCGCCGACTTCTGCAAACGCTGGATCTGTTCAGGGTATGGGACAGCGTCGAACTGCGGCGACGCCATGAGGCGGCGTTGGCCATCACGCAGTTCCAGGTCGGTCCGGTAGTACGCCGGCGCGGTCGCCGTATTCCAACCCTGCGCCGGGTCGGGATACTTCGCCTGGATGCCGTTGACGCTGTCGGACAGCGCAAGGAACGGCCGGAAGTTCTGACTCTCGGTCGAGAGGATATCATCATCGGTGAAGCTGAAGCTCGGGGTATCGGGCGCGCCGAGATGAAGTTTGTAGAAGCCGCCAATCTCGGAAACCTTGCCCTGACAGCCGAGCATCAGCGATTCCAGGAGATGGACCGGCTGCGTGCTGACGTTGACCTGGACGCCAGTGCGATAACTCGGCTCAGGTCCGTCGGCGCCTTCGACAGTGACGCGACACTTGCCGATCTGTGTGATCCAGTTGGCGGCTGGCAACCGTGCCGCCGCGGTGCTCTGCAAGCCATAGACCCACTTGCCGGCATAGCTAATGCCGCGCAGTACGGCGTAAGCCTGCACCGCCGGGAAGTTGTCGCCGTCACCGCCCCAGGTCGAGCGATCTCCGAAGCGGTGCGTGCCGCTGCCGCCGACCGTCGAGTCTTTGGACGGGTCGTAGAGCGGGATGCCGGACAGCTCGGCCTTGAAGCTTGGCACGCCGTTCCAGAGGTTCTCATCGAGCAGCGTGTGCGCGATGAAATAGCAAACGCCCTTGCCGACGCGCGTCGCGCCGTAAGGCCGATCAGCGGAGCCGACGTTGAAGACCATGTAGGCGTCGGCGGTCGTCTGCGTTCCATCGTAATACTTGATCCACAGGTGCGGCGTCGGTGCACCTTCGCCATTGTGCGGACGGTTGTACTCCGGCACGGCATAGCCGAGATCGCCGGAGCCGAAGTTAGTATAGTCGGCCGCACCGAGCGGCAGCGTGATCAGCTGACCGTCGACCCAGAAGCGGAGTAGCTTCTCGCCGGGCAGATCGCCAACCGAAATGACCTGAGAGACATAGGCGTTCGGCGTTTTGCTTAAGCCGCCATGCTGGTTTGCGTAGACCAGCGACCCGGCTGTGACGTGATAGCCCAGCCCGAACGATCGCGGCACGTCGCCGCCCCCGGCGAGCTTGGTCTGGATGCCTACCGGGCTTTGTTCCTGCTGGCCGCTCTTCGACTTCAACGCGTAGCTGAGGGCGAACTGCGTAGCGAGCGCGAGGCCGGTCGCCAGCAGCGGCACTGCGATGGTGCCGGCGAGGAACGTGCCGGCGAGCAAGGTGGTCGCGATGGCTGTAAAAATCGCCATTCAAACCGCCTTCAAGAAGTGGGTTTCTGCGCGCCGATAGCCGCGCCGCTCGTACAGCTTCGCGACATCAGGGTCGGCGCCCATGCCGGCCATTCCGACAAACCGGCAGCGTTTCTCCCTCGACCAGGCCTCGTAGGCGTCGAGCATTGCCACTGCCGATCGGCCGCGGTGGGCCGGCTCGATCCACCAGGCGCTTTCGCGCGAGATCCAAACCGGCCCAAACTGATGCTCATAGGCCAGCGCCAATAGGATGCCCTGGGCCTCGCCATCGACATCAAGAACGAAGCAACAGCCGTTCATTGCGCCGAGATGGATTTCGAACAGCCGCGTCGCATACGGCGCCTCGAACGGCACGGCGAAGCCACTCTCACCGGTGCCGTCAAACCCGGCCGCCGCGTGCGAGTGCCGGAGCAGCTCGACCGCGCGTCCCCGATCTGATGCCATGCCGCTCCGGATCATCTGCGGAAAAGACCCGAGTTTTTCGCGATGGAAACGAGATCGATCGGGCCTGTTGACTTGCCCCAATAAATCTCCCAATCGCTGACGGTCGCCGCATCGGAATAGAAATCGTCGTCCGCCTGGCGAAGCTTTTGCGAGGCGTCCGAGCGGGTGTCCGAATTGGCGCGCGTCAGCTCCACCGTGTTGCCGGTACAGGTCACGGTGACGTCGCCTTCTTCGCCCACCGGTGGCGTCTTGATCGGTGCCTGGTCGATGGTACCGGCGAAGCGCGGGAACGCCGGCCCGGTCATCACCATCGATTCCGGGTCGAACAGGCCTCGGAAGATCTGCACCTTTCCCTGTTTGCAGTCGTAGCCGCGCAACAAATTGTTGACGCGGGTTGCCACCTGCGAAAGCCTAATCTGCACGGTCTGCACCGTGAGATTAGACACGTAGGGAATGTCCGAGATCTTGATCAGCCCGCCGGCGGCGGCAAAGGTGCGCGTCTCGACCGAACCGGAATCCGGATCGATTACGGGCGCCTCGATCGTACCGACGTCGGACCAATAGCCGTCCTCGACCGGATTGCCGGTCTCGAAGTCGCGCACCACGAACCACACGAAGTCCCGCGCAACCAGGCGGCGCCCCTGCAAGAGAACATAGTTTTCGGAATGACCAGGCGGGTCGATCGAGCGGGTCATACGAGAGCCTGCCCAATCTGGAAGGAGAGCCGCCCGAACTTGCCGCGGGTCTGCGTCGGCACGACCGACTTCGGCATCAGCGTAAAAATCCCGCGCGGCGCTTTGAGGTTCACCGCCGTCGACAGCATCCAGCCCGCGCGCAGATGCGGGCGTACGTCGAACTGAGCCGTGACGCCGGCGCCGCTCGCCGTGACGGTCTCCATCGCCTGATGCAATGCCCGACCGCCGGTGTAGTCGAACGACAGGTAATCGCCTCGCGAGATGACCTGGCCAGGATTGAGGCCCGACAACGACAACGCCTTGTTGTTGGCGTTCACCGTCGCCAACACTCCGTTGGCTGCGGCGGTGCCGCCGGGATAAAGGCGCGGCGCCGGCCGTCGCAAATCCCAAGCCTCGAACGCATTGATCACTCCGTCGAGTGATGTCAGAACCGCCTGGTAGTCGACCATGGTGTCGTTGTGCAGCTCCTCGGTCGTATAGCTGCCGAACCACAGCGCAGGTCCGAGATCCTTGCCAATCGTCGTGCCGATCGACAGCCGGCTCAGCTCTTGCTGCGAGACCGGCTCGAACGTGAACGGCGTCGTGAAGCCGACCAGCGTTAGGACATCCGCGCGTGGGTAAGTGATCGCCATCCGCTATCCGATCAACCGGTTGGTTCGTCCGACGTTCGAGGCGTCGGCGACATGATCAACGAACTGCGGACTTGTGACGAAGCTGCTCACCGTGTCGGAGGCTGACTGCATCGACACGCTCTTCACATAGGCTTGAAGATTGCCGTTGTTGTCGACGGACACGCCGACGTCCACCTTGAGGCCCGCGGCCGAAGGTGAGCTGCTGCTGCTCGACGACGACCCGCCGCTCCAATCGCCCCAGGCCGGCGCCGAGCTGCCGACCAGGCCGCCGCTGTCGTAGCCGCGCAGCCGCCGGTGCAGTTTCGTGAAGAAGCCGACGCCAGCGCGGTTCACCGACGTCTTGTCAAAGACGTACTCGTCGCGATGAACGATGCCGGCTGGCTCGTACTTGCCGCCGCGGCCTGTGTAGCCACCGACGTCGAACATCGGAAACGATAGGCCGCCCGTGCCGGCGCCGAGATCACCAGCGGCACTCAATTTCGGCCCGCCCATGATCGACGACAGGAACATGTCCAGCGTCTTGTCGGCGAGCTTGCTTGCAATCTTGCTGAGCGCGTTGAGGCCGGCGTTGCCGAGCGCAACCAGCGCCGAGGTGCTGGCCATCACCTGGCTGGTGAAATCTCGGAACGCGCCACCGCCCAGATCCTGGGCGGTGCTCTTCAGCTCTTTCAGCTCATTGTTGGCCCGGATGGTCTGCGCGATCGAGCTGTTCATGTCGGCATTGTTGCCGAACGCGCCGCGCAGCCGTTCAGCCACCGCGGCATCATCGGCGCTTCGCCCGAGCTGTGCGCCCTCAAACGCGACGTCGGACTTGAGCTGCGCTTCCGCGAGCGCCTGCGCGGCCTGGCCGGCTCGCTGGGCGACCTCGGCGATGCGGTCGGCGTATTTCTTCGCCGCGTTGCCGCCCGCTTGCTGAGCGGCCTCCGTGAGCACGTTCTCGGTGCGCAGCCTTGCGATCTCGCCGGCCGACAGTCCGACCGCGCGCGATTCCGCCTCCATCGACGCGGCCTGACGGTCGATCGACTTCGTGAAGCGCTCGAATGCGGACGCATTGTTCTCGGCGGTGATGCCGAGCGTCGCCAGATCCTTGGACGTTGCTTCGCCCTTGCTGACGGCGATGCCAGAGCTGTTCTCGGAGATCCGGTTCTGAAGATCGAGGGACGGTTTGATCTTGTTGATCAGATCGGCGGCCGTCTTCTGGAGATCGGGGCTCGCAAGTCCGATGCGCGCGACCTGGTCGGCAAATTCCTTGACGTCGGGCGCGCCGCTCTTGAAGCCCGCCTGGAGCTTAAAGATGGCATCCTCGAAAGGCGCGAGCTCCGGCTTGACCTGCTTCACTTGATTCAGGAAGTCGCCGATGCCGCCGAAAGTGGTGGCGCCAGAGATGAAGCTTCCGACCTGCGTCTGCAACGACTTCCGTAGTTCGGCCTCGTTCTGGATCAGAAGTAGCTGGGTCGCGTTCGCGCCATAGCTATAGAAGTCGCCGGCCGCGCCCTTCGCCCTGTTGTAGGCGTCGCGGATCATGTTGATCAGCTTAGTCTGATCGTCGAGCTGCTGCTCGATGCTCTTGCTGCCGCTGCTGATGACGTTCTGGTAGGCGGAGTAAGCGGCCGAGGCGACGCCAATCGCCGCAGTGACGACGCCGAAGCCGCTCGCTGCGCGCGTGGCGATCCCAATGGCTTCGCCGACACCGCTCGCGCCCTGGGCCAGCTTGGCCAGCGCGCTCTGCGCGCCTTGCACCTTGGTCGCGAGATCGGCGACCTTCTGCGAGACGGCGCCGGCGCTTGAGGCGATGTTGTCGTTGGCAGCTCCCGCCGCTTCCGACGACTTCGCCAGGCCGGATGCCGCGCCGCTCGCCTTCTCGATCGAGGAGCCGGCGCCCTCGGCGCTCTTGCCCAGCGCGTCAATCGCGCTCGATGCTTCCTGCGCAGCCTGCTTGGCGCCGGACGCGTCGCCGTCGATCTGGAGAGATACCCGCATCAGGCGTCCTCGTTCAGTCCCTTGACGGCCGCCTGTTCCATGGCGCGCAGTCCGCGCCACAGTAACGGCGTCACCTCAAACCCTTCGGCGTCCAGGCCCACGCGGACCGACGCATAGTCCAGTCCGATGAACAGCGGCACGATCGGAAGGATGATGCCGCCCGCCATTGGCGCGATCGTTCCGCCGCCGCCCCGCGGCACCACGCGCCATTGACCGCAAACGGTCAGGAACGCCTCGACGGTCTTGACATTCTCGCGCCAGACCCCGTCGAACTCGCCGGCGAGATCGTCGCCGCGCATGGTCTCTTCCAGATTGCGCAGTGAGACCGCATCGAACCCCATGCGCCGCGCGCCCTCGATCGCGTCCTCGATCTCCTGATCGTCGGCCGCCCCGCGCGCAGCTCTTGCCCAGCGCGCGGCGGCCCATCTCAGTTTCCCTCGGCGATCCGGTTTACGGCCTCGAAATAGTGCGTGATCAACGCTTGCCGGACGTTCGGAACGAACAGCAGCCGCTCGCGCAATTCGTCGGTGCAAGCAATCGGCTGATCCTGCTCGTCAACAAGGTCGGAGAAGCGCACCACGATCTCGCGGAGGAATGACGTGGTGTCGTCCGACCGGCTGAGGTCGAAGCTCGCAACCCGGTCGGTCGGTACATAGTTGAAGGTCGCCTTCAGCAAGTCCTCGCTGAAGCCGCCGTCGGTGGGCGTGAATACCTTCACTTCGTGGGTGAAGGTGCGTTTGTCGACGATCTTGAACATGCCTTGAAACCTCCTGACAGGATTTCGAGTTGGGGTTTAAGTGAGTGCGATTGACACCTGGTCGTTGCCGGCGTTCGGCAGAGCGAGCATCGAAAGCGGCCATTCGGCGATGCCCTGGTTCTGCTGATAGCCGGTTGGGCGCTGGAACTCGGCGGTGGGCGCGGCAATTGTGATGATGTTGCCGGCGGTGACGCCATGCACCAGGTTGACCGCGACGGTCGCCTGCGAGTTGGCGAGACCGTAGACGTCGAGTGTCGAGACAGGCACCGCTTCGCAGGTGAAGTCGATCTTCTCCCTATGGTCGGTGATGAGAACGGATTCGCTGGGAACCAGCATGCGAGGCTCAACCTGGTTGGCGAGGTCGAGCGAGAAGTTGCGCATTACCAGTGCGGCGCTGTTGACGGTGAACGTCGGCGTGTTCGCCTTGTTGACGATCTGCGGCTTCTTGAAGCTGGTCAACGTCGGGACCGCGGCTGCGACTTCGCTCGGTGCGACCCAGAGGCCGGTGAAAGCCCAATGGATCATCGGGATGCCCTGAGCATCGAGCGTCAGCTTGGCAGTACCGCGCGCTCCCTTGATCGCGTGCAGCGTCGCGCCCATCCAGAACTTCATGTAGAGGCTCTCGATCGAGAGCGTAATCGGCGAATAAGTCGCCGAGACGCCGGCGGAGAGAACTTCCGCGTAGCCGCAGCCTCGGAGCAGTGGTCCCCACGCCGGCGCGGTGCCGGCCGTCCCAGACCCCGCCAGCTCGGTGTCGAACTCGATCACGGTGTGCAGATCGGCCGGGATCGATGGTTGATTGCCGAAGTTCGGCTGCACGAGGTCGCGAGAGACGTCGCTGCCTTCCATCGGCCGGATCGAGACGTTCTTCGCGAGAATCGCGTTCGCGGTGCCCGTGAGCGTGGGATCGGTGGCGTAGCCCGTCTCGATCTTGGCGAGCAGCACCATCTGGCGCCAGAAAATCGGCATCGCTCAGACCTCTTTCTGCTTCTTCGGTGCGGCCGGCGTCTTGGCATCCTTCGCCGCCGGCTTCTCTTCATTGCGGAGCAGCGAGCCGTCCGGCTGCCGCGTGTAGCTCCCGCCATGAACGGGCTGTTCCTGTTCGCTCATCAAACGATCCTCAGTTGGTCGAGCAACGCGAAGTCGAGCTGGTAAATCACCAGCCCCTTGTCGGCGGACAGCAGCCGGCCGCGGGTGACGGTGAAGACGCCGACAGCGCCGGTCGGTCCCCAGCCGGCGACGGCCTCGACGACATCGGCCGTCAGATCCTCGATGGTCGGCAGAGCCTTCCGCGCCTTGGCGTCGCCCAGCGCCTTGATGCAGAGCAGGACTCCGATGCCATGGCTCAACGTCTGCGTATGAAAACCGGTGGCGGACTCCGCGCCGCGATCGTCGAAGCCAAGCGGCACCACGAACGCGCAGACCTCGCGCTGAGGCATGGCGCCGGCGGCGATCAACGAGGCAAGCGCGAGGATGCCCTCGATCTTGCCGGCGAGGTCCGGAACCTGGGCGGAGATCCGCTGCGCAACGCTATCAACAAGCGTGGTCACTGGAGCTGGCCTCCTGCCGACACATAGTTCTCGACGATGGTCTGGATCGTGCGCGGATCGTCCTCGTCGAGGCCAAGGAACGGCCGTGCCGGCATCTGCTGCACATGCGCCCCGATCTCGGCCTTGCGCGCGCGCTCTGCTTTGGACGGCCTTGCAAAGCGCGTGGTACCGGTGCGCTGATTGGTTTTGAAGTGCAGCACAGCTGTCCGCGCCGCATGCTGGATCGGACCGCCGAGCTGATGAATGGCCGCGTAGACGACGTTGGTGCCGACTTCGACGCCGGTCGGCGATGCATTGGCTGTGATTGAACGATACAGCCGCGACGATAGCACCAGCGTCTTGCCGCCCTGTGCGATGACGCGAAGGCTCGGCGGCCACGGCGAACCATCCGGCGCAACGCCTTGATCCCAACGATGATGCGTCGACGTCACCAACGCCAGGCCGATGTCCTCGAACATGGGCGTCGGATTCTCGACACGCTCGATCAGATCACCGAGATCTGCGAGCGTCCCCTCGGCGTCCTTCAGCTGGACCTGGAGCATTGCACCGGTCATCAGATGAAGCCCTTGAGGTTCTCGGGCGTGAAGTCGCGCGGACGATCCGTGACCTTCACCCCGGAAGCACCGGAAGACGGCGGCTCGACGCCGGCAACGTTGAGCCGCATCGTTCCGTTGGCGATGAGCTGAAGCGTCTTCAGTGCATCCTGATAGTCGCTCCTGACTTTGTCGGAGACGACGTCACGATGAAGCTTGTAGATCGCGATCGCCTTGGCGAGGTCGTTGAGCAGCGACGGCGTCTGCGCCAGCGGTAGCACGTAGCGGCCGAGCAAATAGCCGTCGATCGTGGAATCGGCATCCGTCAGCGCGTTGACAATGACGGTCGCATCAATCGCGCCCGCTGGCGGGTCGGCCCGATCGGTGAGATCGATCAGCATGGGCTCGCCGAAGCGCTCGACCAGGTCGGCTTGGGTGGCGTAGGTCATGCGGCCTCCGGCACGACGGGCGCGCGCCAGGCAGGCTTGCGGATGACGTCGCCGGCGTGGCGCCCGCGAACGTTCCTCCAGTCGATCGAGCCGACGTCCTGCAACAGCGAGACCGTACCGTCGCAGTTGTCGACGACGACTTCCCGCGGCCAGCGTTGTGACAGGACGGGCATCATGTCAGGTGCACTTTCCGCGCAGATGGTCGAGCAGCGCATCGACGAAGCCGATCGCGCTGGACAGAACCTTGTCATCATCAAAGGTGCCGGCGACGACCGACGTCTGCACCTGTTCGGCTATCGAGCGAATGGTTGCGCCGGCGGTGAACGCAGCGCGGCCTTCCTGGTAGCTAGCATCGTCAATCAAGAAATCAGCCTTCGGCATGTGATGCGCCCCTGGTGAAGCTGGTCCCTCGGTCCCGCCGCTCAGGCATTCGCGCCCTAGGAAAGGACCGAGGGGTGATCCGTGTGCCGCTGTCTGTCAGGACCCAATCAGCTGCGGGTGATTGGCACGGCGCACGAATTCCGAAACTGGTTGCGGGGGCAGGAATTGAACCCGCCGAAGGCTATCGACTTTCGACGCCCACTCGACTTGCCCGCGTTGAACCGGACGTCAGTCCGGGATCGTCAGGGGCTCGACGTCGATCGTCGCGCTCGAATGCGCCCCATCGCCGCCGGAGCACAGATGCCCATGTGCCTTGACGCGGACAGCCATCGAAGAGTCACGGCTTGGCGGCGGCAGATTGTTGATCGCAATAGCGAGATAGTCGAAGACAGGCGCCGGCAAATGCGCCTTGTGGGTTTCAAGCAGCTGAAGCGCGTGGACGCGCGATCGGCCGGTAAATGCGACGTGGAACGACATCAGTCCTCCTGACTGGACTCGTGATCGGTGATGACGAGTTCGGGATCGGCTTGGAGCGCCTTGAGAGCGTCCTCGGTGAGATCAGCGAGTGCGATCGGCACCGCAACCGGACCGAAGGCGCGCCCCGCGCGATAACGCGTTTGCTGGCGACCGGGCCTGGTGCGAACAGCGATTGCCGGACCGGTGATGACTGGTGCTGGTTGCTCGATGGGTGCTGTCTCGCCGGCGCAGCCCATGCTTTGCAGCTTGAGGATCTCGGCCTGGGCAGATTCGAGCGCAGCGGCAAGCGTGGTGCGCGCCTCGATCGATGCCTCCAGCTTCGCGCTGACATCGCCGAGGTTCGCCATGATCTGGTCGCGATCGGCCGAGAGCGCGGCCTTCTCGGCCTCCAGCTGCGCGACTGCCGTGCCGGCCGTTGCGGCCGCGAGCTGCTCGCGCAGCTCGTCGACCAGCTTCTGAAGGGCCGCGGCATCTGCGCCCTTGGCCGCCTTGTTGCTTGCCTTTGCCATGTTGGCCTCTGATCAGCCGGGCCGGATCAGCCGAGCCAGGTGCAGACGAGGATGTCTGCGGTGCCGAACCAGATGTTGCTGGAGCCGTCGGCGTTGCGCTCGGCCTCGATCAGCTGGCGGGCGGCACCTTCCAGCGTCGACGGCACGACCAGGAGCGGCTTGGTGCCGTTGGCGAGCACGTTCAGCGGTCGACCGAAGTCCCCCTTCATGCCGATCAGGGCCGCACGCGCGGTGTTGTAGTGGGTCGCGTCGAGCGCCTGCTTCGAACCCCAGGCGAACTGCCAGAGCCCAAACCCGGCGTTGCCGCGGCCGTCCCAGCCGTAGAGGAATTCCTTCTTGTTGAAGACGTTCTCGTCGGTGGGATTGTCCAGCGCAACGAACTGGCCGGACTTGCGCAGCTGCCAGATCAGCGGCTTCAGCACCTTGGAGACGTCGAGCAGGAACCACGGCGTGCCGGCGCCGCCATCGGTGTTGGCAACCTGCGTCGCGTTGCCGGCGGCATCGAGCACTGGATGATCGGTGTCGAAGAAGAACTGGCCATCATAGCAGTTGGTGGAGAAGCCGGCGAGCAGCAACGGCCAGACCAGCTGGTCGGGCCACGCCGCGACGGACTCGCCGAACATGGCGAACAGCGGCGTATAGATGCCGAGATTGTCATCTTCGATGTCGTCCCGGTCGACGCCGATCGTCAACTCGAACGGCTTGTTCTTGATCGCATAGCTCGCTTCGGAGAGGTTCTGCACGATGCGCTCGCCGAGCCACTCGCGCACGTTCGGGATCTTGCCGAGCCAGCCGTAGGTTTCCGACTTCGCGGTCGACGGAACGACCGTCGCGACGCGCTGGAACAGCGTCGTGGTCTGCTGGAGCTGGTTCTGGAAAGTCGTCTTGAAGCCGACGCGAAGGCCGTCGAGGTTCTGGCGATTGACGATCATGGAGTGATGCTGCCTGTGTGATGGATCAAGGGGGGCGGATAGATCAGATGACGTTGCCGGGGCCGGTCGCGACCCAAACGCCGTCGCTGTCGACATCGACGACCTTGCCGGCGACCGAGCGGGTCGACGACCCGTTGGTCTTGGCGACCGTGTTGTCGTCGACGATGTAGCAATCCGAGCCGATCTCGGTTCGCGTGATCTGATCAGTCGACGTGGAGTTGTTCCACTTGAACACGCCGGCGCGGACCTTGATCTTGATGTCACCGTTCGCGCCCGCCGAATTGTCGGCGTAGTGCTCGGCCCGGCCGACCGCGATGAGGCCCGTCGCCGTAGCGCCGCCCTGGGCGTAACCCGCATTGAGCGCGACAAGCGCGCCCATCCAGATCTTGGTCGTGGCCTTCACATCGTAATGATGGATCGGCTTCTCGCGGCGTTGCGTCATGCGGTCGGCGGTCAAGGCGGTCATGCGGGGCTCCGGTCAGGTCGCGTGTTTGTGTGTGGTTGGGTCTCAGTCGCTCGACGCTTCGCTGGCGAGCGTCTTGGCGTAGTCGTCTTCCTTGATGCCGAGGAGGCGCGCGGCTTCCTTTTGCTGGGCGTTCAGCGCGACCTTGCCGTCCTTCGGCGCCGGCGGCTCCACCAGGAGCATCGAACCCGTGCCGAGCTTCGGCAGTGCGCCGATCTCCTTCTCGACGCGCGCAGGATCTTGTGCATGCATGGCGATGTAGTGCTCGCGCAACGGCTTCACGCCGACGCGGCCTTCGCGGATCGCACCGTCGACGAAGGCGGTTGCCTTCTCGGTCGCAGTCGCGGTCACGGCCGCCTGGAGCTTGCCGCCGATCTCCTTCAACTCGCCCTGGAGCGCGGCGATCGTCTCGGCGCCATTGGCCTTGCCGGCAGCGGCAAGCGTGGTCACGGTCGTCACGATGGAGTCGCTCGTTGCGTCCGCCTGGAGGCCCGCCGCCTTCGCGATCGACTGCAAGGCGGTATCGGTGCCGCACATGCTCGTGACCTTCGAAACCACCGACGCGGCATCCGCGTCATTGCCGAGGCCCAGGAGTTGGCGAAGCTGCGCGAGAAAATCCATCTGATCGTTCTCCGTTGAATTGAGCGCGGCCATTCCGCGCAGATTGGGGGTGTTGGTGAGCGAGGCCCGCGGCATGTCGAGCACGTTGTTCAACGCGTCGCAGATCAGCACGGGAGAGATGAAGCGATAGGCGCGTTCGGCCATCAGCGTCGCGCCTGGCGGGGACCACTCGACCTTGCCGTAGATGCCGTCGGTCCGAACATCCATCGTCGTGACCCAGCCGCGCGCCGGCGCCGGCCGGCCCTCAGGTGCCGCCAGATCGGTCGCGTGGTTCTCGTCGATGGGGATGCGGCCGCTATGCACCGAAAGGGCCGAGGCCGCGAGCTTCGCAGCATCGGCGACGCGATACGGACCGCGCCCGTCCTTGGTCGGCACAAGGCCGGCAGCATCGATCGGCAGCAGCATGATCCACTCGGCCGCGCCGTCGCCTTCGGAGTTGAAGACGATTTCAATTCCGGCGCCGAGCACCACGTCCGGGGCCTTGCTGTGCGCCAACACGATGTGGAAAGCTGTGCTTGTGTTTTGTCCCGACATGCGGCCACAATGGCCGGACTGATGCGGTGTTCGTAACCCTGACACGTGTCAGGGTGCGGAATTCGAGGCCGCCGCCCTAGTGATAGCGCAACGCTCGCCCTTAACGCTGGAGCACTGCGCAATGCCGACTCAGATCCTCGCCATAGGCGTGACCGCTGCGGATTCCGCAGACCAGGTCGTATCAGCCGGAACGCCTCTCACTGTCTGCCTGAAGGACGCCGCTGGCCCAGCCGTGGGCGACCTTGCCTTCGTCGATATCCTGCTGAAGGACGACGCCGGTCAGTATTTCCAGGTCGACACGCTCTCTGCACTGAAGCCCGCGCTGATGATCGTCGCCCCCGGCACATATCGCTTCAGCCGCCGCGTCGGCGTCTCGTGCGGTGTCTTCAGTGGCTAGAACCACGCAGTTGCTGACGCGATCGTTGACGCAGCCGCTCGCGGCTGCGCCGGCGGCATTTGCAGACCTTGGCGCGGTGCTGCCGCCGAACTACATGCCGTTCTCTGAAGACCCTACGAAATTCAACTGGCTCGTTGGAGGCACAGGCGCCGCCGTCCCGCACATCTGGAGCGCTGGTTCGACGCTCACGTTGGGCACCAAGACGATTGTCTGCGACATCCCCGGCGGCGAAGCGACAAGGGGCTACACCTGCACCGGGATGGATGTCGATCCGGACAATAGCAACAATCTGTGGCTCGGAAATCTTGGTCCGACGCGCAACGGCTATCCTGGCACCGGCGGCAACCTGACCGCGACGTCGATCGTCCAGATGACGAAGGCGGGCGCATTCGTTTCTCAGGTATTCGTGAACGAGAGCGCGCAGGGCTCCATTCAAGGCGTCACGGTGGTGCGCGAAGCCGGCGGCGCCAAATATCTCGCCTACGCGTCCGGCAATGCGAGCGAGCCGTATATCTTCTTCATCGCGCGCGACGGATCTCCGGTGCGCACGAAACTGGCGCTGCCGTTCGTACCGAACGCTCTCGACTGGGACAATGCGCGACAGGCGCTGGTGATTGGCGACAGCAGCAACGGCGATTTGTGGTGGGTCACACTCGGTGGTGTTTTCTTGCGGTACGCCGACTTCAACGGCTGGCCGGGCGGCTTCGATCAGATCTCCATCGATCTCACACGCGGCACCGGCGGCTATGTGTGGGGCACGGCAGGCGCGAACGGGTCGACAGCCGATCTCGTCGCCTACGACATCGACCTGGACAAGGTCGTAAATCGGTGGGTGCTCGGATCGGCCTTCGCGAACGAAGGGCTTCTGGTCGATGCCACCACGATCTATTCGGCGAACGATGGGTTTTTCCATCAGTACGGCAGTGCGCCCAATAGCTCTGCGCCGAACAACGAAAACTCGCTGCAGACCTATGCCGTGCCGAGCGTGACGCAATGGGACTACGCGCGGGTCTACAAGTCGAGCGAACTCACCGGCCCGTACGGGCGGCAGCCGTATCACCTGATCCTCAACCGCGGGCCGGGCAACGCCAGCGCCGACTATTGCATCATTACCCGGGATGCGGACGCCTCGATCAACGGGCAGACGGCGATCTTGTCGTGGTCAGGAAAGAGCTTCGACCCGGCAGGAACAGCAAACCTCGGCATGCGTCTGCTGAGTGGCGGGTCGATGTCCAACAAGGTCTTTGGCGCGAGCTATTCGAGACCCACGGTATCGAACACATTCGCCAGCGGCTCCAATAACACGCAGCTCGGAACGAGGGGCACGCAGACTCCGGACAACGTCGTCAACATGGTGGGGACGGCGCTCGCGGTCAGTCTTGGGGCGGTCTCGCTCCCTTACAAGGCGAGAGTGGGCGCCTAGCCACTCGGCAGCCGTTCGATGCCAATCGGACGGCTCTCACTTCTTCCCGTAGTCCGCCGTTCTCAAGACTGTGCTCGGGCCGGCAAGTCGACGATGTCGTTGGTGAGACGGCGCCTCAGGTCATTGATGCGCTCGTAAAAATTGACGATATGGTTGTGCAGTTCAAGGCCAGTCTTGCCAGCTGTTTCGCGATCAAAAAAGCGCGCAACAACAAGCAGGATCTGAAAACCTATATGCTCCTCTCGCGTGAGCTGCGCGGCGTCGCCATAGCACTGTTCGATACGAGCTACTGTGCCTTCATTGTAGGATAAGAGCGCGCGCTTCTCATCGTCCGTTGCGGCGCGGATGGCTTTCCCAAGGGCCTGCTCTACGTCATAGGTAGCCGCGAATATACGAAATGCAGCGGCAAGGCGAGTTACGCGCGCTCTTGCGGCTCGATCCTCCTGCAGGATTGCCAGCTGCTTTTGGGCGGCCCGCATTTGACCAAGAGCAAAAACGGCCGCCGCTGCGGCCGCGAGAAATGCGGCGATAGCTGTGATGGCGCTGACCCAGCTGAGAGCTTGATCGCAGGTCATTGGTGAAACCTCGGTTTTGAACGGGCTGAGAGTAATTCCAGCGGGGGCACGAGTGCTAATCGAAAAGCATCACGATCCGCTCGACCTCTTCAGCAAACCATTCGATCTCCTGAGTGACGTTCAGTCCAGCCAACTGAGCTGGATTACTGAAGGTGAGACGATTGGTGATGGTGAATTGGCAGGGACCCTCTGGAATATAGGCGACGACTGACTTGTCGACGCCGACTTCCAGTGGTCCGCCCGGCTGCCCCAGCATCACTTGTACTTTTCCGTTACGTAGACCAAAGCCGGAGTTGCCCCCACCCTGTATTCCGAGCTCAACATGTTTGCGATTGCGATCAAGGTCGTGAAAACCAAACAACTTCGGATTTGCGTCGCCGTGTGGCTGGAGATCGGCGACCGTCTTCTGGTCGGCCGGAGAGAGCTTCTTGATCTTTTGCAAGCCGTCCGCAGCAAAAACGGCGGCGTCCTTAGAGATCGGGAAATACACATTGGACGTGCTCTTGCCATTTCTGATGGCGAGCCGGGTCGCTAGTGAATCCAGACATGACCGCAGTTCATTGACGATCTGTCCTGTCGGTGTAAGGATCGAGATCGGCGGCGGCTCCTGCAGTTTCACTTTGATGACGTGCCACGGTGGTTCGCTTGTATCCTCCCACGCCAAAATGCTCTTCTCCACGTATGAACCGACATCCTTCATCAGAGCCGCGTTTTGCCGCTTGCAATGAGTGATCCGCTCTTTGATCTGCTTCAGGTCGTCTGCCATGTCCGATACCTCTCCAGGTCCCCATCTGCTCGTTCAGGCACTGCGCACCAATCTCGCCGGTACCTTCACCATCGCCGTTCCCGGCGCTTCGCCATTGAGCGCCCGTATCACGCCGATTCGCGCCAGCATGGTCGGTCCGCCATGCTCTGGACCTTCGGCGGCAGCGCCGCGATGTAGTTGCCGGCGTCGAGCAGCGTCATCAGCTCTCCGCCGTCAGGCAGCGAGATCGGATCGTCGAACGACGCGGACCAGGACATGAGTTACCCAAACGCGCAACCATTAAGGGCGATGACTAGACCGAGCTTGCCGCATCGGCGGTCCTTCCGTTGGGTCGTGAAGGTGTAACTCCGCTACATTCATGTCCTTCGCCAATTTATTTACTTGGGAAAGGAACAAGTCGGGCGAGGCACCGAACCATTGGATGAAGGTTTGCGTTGCATGCCCAAAATGAGTCAGATGACCGGTCGAGCGGGACAGGCCTGCTGAAAGCTCCTTAAGCTGTGAGGCGGATAGTCCATTCGCGAAGTTCGCACCCCTTTTAGCAAGAACTTGCTTTGCTTCGAGATCGAACATTGCAGGTATCAATCGCGGTACGTCACTGGTCAGGTCGACATTGCCGTGTGCAGCTAGGTTGCGGACCCATTTTTGCACCACGATGGAGTTCAAAATCAGTCCCTTTAATTTCTTGAGAAATTCCGCTGCCCTACGGCCATTTGCGTTTCTATGAAGGGCAAAGAGGTGAGCGAACCTAAGGTCGAACACTTTGTTCACGAGGTCCATTCGCTGGTCGATTGACCGTGCCGAGAAAATGAAGACCGAAGACAGTTCGAGGGAAAGCCCAGCGCTGGGAGCGGGCGCGAGTAAAGCTCCCAACGCGATCGTGAGCGAATTGTCGATGCCGCCTGCTGCTTGTGCGGCTACACCGATCTCGGCCAACAGTTCGATGTGCGGTGGACTATCCGGTTGAACGGGCATCTTGATGATTTCCCTTAGCTGCTTGGCGAAGCCGAGTATTCGCCGGCCGTCACGAGCCGCACATAGGTCCCGCTCTCGTGCAACTCCAGCCAGCCGCGCTCGACTGCGAACTTGATGCCGGCGCCGAACTCGCTGCCTTTGGCCTTCAGCGTGAACAGAAACAGCGCGTTGATCTTCTCGATATGGATACGGCCGTCCTGGACCGGCTCGATGCTCGCCGCCAGCTCAAGGAGCTTGCGAGCGGCGATCTCAGGGTTGCCGTAGTCGGTAGCGTATTTCATCGTTGTGCTTTCTCGGTCGCGTCGCCATCCGGCCTCGCAAAGGTCAGCCGCAGGATATGGGCGCGCTGCCGCCTGCCTCGCACGTCCGAGCACGGCTCGCAATAAAGCGCCGGCTCCACCTTCCAGATCGGCGTGTCGGCCGGCCGCTTGATCGTGCGCAGCGGCACGAGGGAGATGCGCCGGCATCGGTTGCATTTGGCTTCGACCAGGTCGTAACCGGCATTGAGCGCCTTGCCGATAGTCGGGTTGGCCTGCGGCTCGCCCGGCGACGGCATCGCGGGGCCGCCGGCCCACATGATTGCATTCCATGCGTCGCATTCGAGCCGGTCGGCCTCGCGCAGCCTGGCCTCGGCGGCTTCCCGGATCAGCACCGACTCCCGGAAATAGCTCGCGTGCAGGCCGTGCGCCTGGCGGATGCCTTTGGCCTGGGCCTTGCGGTCGCCGCCCGAGAGCGGGATCTGGATGATGCGTGGGGACACCGCCCATGATGGCGCCGAATCCGCCCAGCGAGAAGCCGCTACGGATAGTGCGCCGGCCACGGCCGGCAACAGCGGCTTGGTCAACGGGATGACGGGTCGTGAAACACCGGTTTCCCGTGAAACAACGCCATAGAGGCCCCCGATCGGGATGGCGACCGAGGGGATGAGGCGGAATAGGCCCGCGCCGGGGCTCAGGGGCTTCAATTCTATCTTCAAAGACTTCCTGACGGATTTGTGCGGGCCGGAGGCAAAACGCATGGGCGGGCTTCCTAGCGGGTCACCCCTTTTGCCGGGGGCCGGGTCTCGATTCGCCTTGGCGCCGGGGCCTCGCCGGAGCACTCCGCGACCAGCTCACGGGCCTTGTTTGTAAAGTGGCCTCCGATCGACCCTTCCAGGTTCACAGCCGTCAATCCATCCCCGGCACGCGTGAGGACGGCTTTGACGTTTCTCATCGTTCCCGCGCCCGCGGGGATGTCCAACGTCACCATGGCCGTGCCGTGCGAGCGCAGATCAGCAAAGCGAACGTTGCCCGGCGACAATGGGTCGAGCTTCAGAAACACGCATTCGGCGATCCAGTCGTAGTCGCCCCTTATCGGTGAGTCCGCACCGGCCGCCGCCGAACTAGCGACGATCAACCAGAGTCCAACTATCCAACGCATCAATTCCGATCCTGGCGTCGCGCGGCCGATCGCTCGGCCAGCCATTGAGTGTTCGATTTTCCGTCGATCTCGACCATCAACTTCCCGGTCTCATCCGACAATGACGGCTGGCCAAGACTTTCGTATGTGCATCTCGATCGAGATCTGACGGGCACTCCCGCCGCGCTGGAGGATACGTACTCGATCGAGGCAACGAGCCGGACGGGAGTATCCTTCGCGGTCAATCGCATGAGCTTCTGCACGCTCTCGGGATAGCCGCTCTTGGCGAAGTACGCATCGAATGAAACCGCTTCCTTGTCCTCCGAGGCTTTAACGAGGTGATAAGTCGACGGCGCCAACAGCCGTTGCTTCACGGCTCCCTCGCAGGCGGTGACAAATGAGACTTCACCAGCCGTGCTTCCTGCGTTCCAGAGTAGTGAGATCGCCAGCATGGCGGCGCCCTTCATCTGGACGCTCCCTTTTGCGATCGAGCCGCGGCCTTCGTGGGTTTCGCGCGCCCGACACGCCGCACTTGCCTCGGCGGGATGATTGCCACGATAGCGCTGGCCCATCTGATCCTAACCCCGGTGATGGCGCGCGAGCTATTCAGGCTCTCCAAATTGTAGAGGTCGCGTCCCGAGCCGGGCTTCAGTGTCTTCAGATAGCGCTTTCCCTCGTATGTCAGGACCGCAACCTCTTCGCCCACGAGGCTCATGACCGACTGGACCTGGCCCCGGTGAACAACGATTACTGTGCCATCTCCATATTTGGGCAGCATCGAATCGCCTTCGACACGGAAGCCGATCACGTCATCCGCTATGGCGATCGGAAGCTCGACTTGCTCCAAGCCCTCCGGAGGCACCTGCTCATGATCCGGATCGATGACGGCGCCCGCGCCGATCTTGCCCATAATGGCAATCGTCGTGACGCCCTCGCGCTCTCCCGCGATGAGGCCCGACTCACGAGCGAGCTCCATGATGCGATCCCGCGCCTTGCCGCGGGGCTCGACGCCAGCGAGCCAACGAGAAACGTTGTTTTGCTTCGTGACGACGGCGGCGGCTAGATCCTCTTGGGTCCAGCCCCGGGCCGACAGAAGCCCTTGTATTAAGTGGCTTATCTCCATCCCCGAAATATACATTTCTGTATATCCCGGTATCCAATCCATCTCGTGATTTGTTGGTTGATTTTTTATCCCTTTATGGATATCCATAGATGGATGAATCCCATCAAGCACACCCGCTGCGAGGTTTTCGGCATCACCCAGGAGGAGATGGCGAAAATCTGTCGCGTCCGACAGGCGACGATCTCTCGTTGGGAAGCCGGCATCGGCGAACCATCGCTCAGACACGTCAGACTGATCCGCGCTGAAGCGCGTCGCCGTCGGTTGCGATGGGACGACCGCGTCTTTCTGGCCGAGGAGCGAGCAGCATGATGACCGCACGGTCAATGCCGCCGCGTTTCTCGGCCGTAGCCGACGCTGTCGCGCAAATTCAAGACGACCTGGTGCAGCGACGATCGCGGCAGGACTATGCCGCGCACCTTGCAGCGAGCGCCGCTGCCGTTGCCGGGCACGTCCACCCACCACACCAGTCGCAGCCAGTCCTCATAATCCTGCACGTCACAGCCGGAGGCGAAGTCGTCTCCGACATGATGCGGGTCAAGGATCGGGCGGCGGTGCTCGTGTCGGCGCGGTGCCATCGGGTACTCCTGACTGAACTCTCCGGCAGTCGTAGTTCTACCGGGCGCAGCGCGCAGCGAGACTCAAAAACGCGTTGCGCCCATGAGTCGACTCGGGGGGCCTCATGAGCCACCCGCCGTCCTCCCCCGCCGATCCCGCGACCTTCGTCGAAGCCACCGTCGATCTCGTCGCCGTCGACCGGTTCTGCCTGATTGTGCGCGACCGCGCCGATGGGCGCGAGCATGCGCTGGCCTATGACGGCATCGCGATCGGCTCCAACGACGCCGGCGATGCCTACACGCTGATCATGCCGCGCGTGCTCGCGCAGATGCAGGGGTTCTGCGATGCGTGAGCGCACAGCCCTTGCCGGTCGCAGCCTGATCGCGGTCGCGGTTCTCACCGTCGCCGGCATTGTGCTGATCATTGGCAGCGCACACGACCAGCGGCGCGTTGGCGTCGTCCGTTTGCAGCACGCGGTCTCGATCGCGACGGTGCGGCCATGACAAAGCACTGCATCGCTCGCATGGACGGTTCGCGGCAGCGCTTCTTCACGGGGCGCTACGCCAAAACGGGCCGTCACGCGACGGTGCAACTACTTCCTGCGCCGAAGACGACGGGGCGTCATGACAAGGCGCAAACCTACGACGACATGTTCGTCGCGCAGTTCGTCTGCGTCTATCTCAACACCGTCGCCAGCGTCATGACCAAGGTGAAGCCGTGGGCCGTGATGCCGCTGCCGGAGGCGCGCAAGTGAGCCGGCACCGTGACGAGCAGGAACGCCTGGCGCCGGTTGTCGACCGCTTCGCCGACGAGCGCGTGCGTTCGCCGAAGGTGGCGAGCCGGATCTCCAAGGCCGTCGCCGCGGCGATCAAGGACTCGGGCCGTTCGCGCGAGCAGATCGCCGCCGGCATGTCGGCCTTTCTCGACGAGAGCGTCACCGCCGGCACGCTCTACCAATATTCGTCCGAGGCCAACGAGCGAAACAACATTCCGGCGCATCGGCTGATCGCGCTCGCCATGGTGACCGGCGACGCCCGCCTGCTGAACGCAGCCTTGGAAGGCACTCCCTTCGTCGCCGTCGAAGCTCGTTACGAACCGCTGCTCCGACGCGAAGTCCGCAGGGAGCAACTCGCCGATCTGCTTCGCAACGAGATCAACGACGCCGACGCACAATGGAGGGCCACCAAGTGAGCAAGCTCGAAATCATCATCACGCTGCTCGCCGTTCTCTACCTGCCGGTGCTGATCGGCGCCTGCTGGATCAGCTTCCGCATCGGCGTCATCGGCGGCAAGTCGCGCGGCCACGACGAAGCCAGCCAGCTCTGGCCGCAACACTCGGATTACGACGACCGCTCGCGCTGAACGCGCGGCAGACGGACTCGCCCAGAATTGGGCACGGGGGAAGTTTGGACGTGAAGATGTTCTTGTCAGCCGCAGAGATCGCCGCAGAGAAGCTGCCGGGCCTGTCCTCTGCCGAACGTGCCATCAAGCGCACGGCGGAAAAGCAGAGCTGGCAGTCGCGTCCGCGCGCGGGTCGCGGCGGCGGCGTGGAATATGCGCTGGAGTCGCTGCCGGCGCCGGCACGCGCCGCCTATGTCGGCAAGCATATCGAAGCCGTCGAGATTCCAGCGGCAATGGCCCGCGAAGCTGCTAGCGAGCCCGAAGCCGTCAAGGTCACCGGCGGTGCCGCCAACGCGCGCGATGCCCGCCTTGCGCTGCTCGGCCATGCCGATCGCATCGCGCGTGACGCCAATGTCGGCCACAAGCGCGCCGATCGCCAGCTCTGCGACCTTTACAACACCGGCCAGCTTGATATCGCGCCGTGGATCAGGAGCGAGGTGAAGAGCCTCAACCCGCGCACGCTGGCGCGCTGGCGCGCCGCCGCCAAGGCCGGGCACAGGTCGAAACTCGGCGTCGATCGCGCCGCCGCCCGCCGCGGCACCGGCGTGCTCGATCGCGCCAATGATGGCCAGGTGCGGACGCACATCCTCGCCCTGGTCGCCAAGCAGCCGCAGCTCACCGCCTATCATATCCGTTCGCTGGTCGCAGACAGCTTCCCGGAGCTGAAGGTCGGCGACCAGGTTGTCGAGCTGCCGCCGATCCGCACCTTTCAAGCCGCGTTGAAGGGCTGGCGAACGACCTTCCGCGTCGCGCTCGAATCGATCCGCAACCCCGACAACTTCAAGAGCACGATGCGGTTCGCCGCGCGCGTGGCGCAGCCGGCTGCGCGCCTCAACGAGATCTGGCAGATCGACGCATCGCCGGCCGACGTGATGACCACCGAGGGCCGCCGCCAGGCGATCTATGTCTGCGAAGACATCTACTCGCGGCGCCTGGTCGCGCTCGTCACCGAGACCCCGCGCGCTGCCGCGGTCGGGCTTCTGATCCGGAAGGCCATCCTCGCCTGGGGCGTGCCGGAGCGGATCAAGACGGACAACGGCTCGGACTTCATCGCGCACACGACGCGCCGCCTGTTTGCGGCACTCGGCATCGACCACGAAAAGTCGGCCCCCTTCAGCCCGGAGCAGAAGGGCCATGTCGAGCGCGCGATCGGCACCATGCAGCGCGGCCTGATGCGCACGCTGGAAGGTTTCATCGGCCACAGCGTCGCGGACCGCAAAGTGATCGAGAACCGCAAGGCATTCTCGGCCCGGCTCGGCGACGCTCCGGAGGACACCTTCCAGGTCGCGCTGTCGGCGGCCGAGTTGCAAACTCACCTCGACGCCTGGTGCCGTGATGTCTATGGCACCAAGCCGCATGCCAGCCTCGGCGGCCGGACGCCTTTCGAGGCGGCAGCGATGGCGGCCGGCAGCATCCGCAAGATCGAGGACGTGCGCGCGCTCGACATGCTGCTCGCGCCGGTCGCCGGCAAGGATGGCCTGCGCACCGTCACCAAGACGGGCCTGCGCATCGACGGCGCGCATTACATCGGCGGCTTCCTCGACGTCGGCGAGACCGTGTTCATCCGCATGGACCCGGCCGACATGGGCCGTGCCTATGTCTACACCGAGGACGGCGAGACCTATCTCGGCGAAGCCATCGCGCCGGAGCTTGCCGGCATCGATCCGGCCAAGGCCATTGCCGCCGCACGTGCCGAGCAGAAGCGCTTGATCAACGACAGCATGGACGCGGTGAAGAAGACCGCGCGCAAGATCAAAGCGAAGGATTTCGCGCCGGCTATCCACCGCCAGGCGCAGCTCGCCGCCAGCAACGGCAGGCTGATTGAATTCCCCAAGGTAGTCGAAGCGCACGACACGCCCGCGCTCGCTGCGGCGCGCGTGGCGCACACACCGGTCGAGGCAACTCACGCGCCGGAGATCGCGGCGCTGGCCGAGCAGATGCGCGCCGAGCAGCCGATGCCGGCGAACGTCCAGGCGCTGCGTCCCGTCGAAACCGATCATCAACTCTGGAATCGCGCACGCGCGCTCGAAGCGCGCATCGCAGCGAAGGAATTCGTCGAACCGGACGAGCTGCTTTGGCTCGGCAGCTTCCGCGAAGGCTCTGTGTACCGCGGCTTCCTCGCCGTCTACGGCGAGATCGCATCAACCGACGAGGCTGCCTCGTCTTCATAAACCACCAATGGAAGGTCAGGACTCCATGACGAACACACCCGCACAAGGCCCGGTCGCCCTCAAGAACGTCGCGTCCTTCATGGCGATGACGGTCAAGCTGATCGAGCGAGCGCCGCATCTGCCGGGCTTCGGTGTCTGCCACGGCCCGTCCGGCCTCGGCAAGAGCTGGGCCTCGATGTACGTGCAGATGAAAGTGAAGGCGCGTCGCATCGAGGTCGGCGAGACCTGGACGCGCCGCGCGCTGCTCCGTCACATCCTGAAGGAGTGCGGCGAGACCGTGCGCAAGAGCTGGAGCGCCTCCGATCTCGCCGAGCTGGCGAAGGCCGCGCTCGGCGCCGATGCCTCGCGGCCGCTGATCGTCGACGAAGCCGACAAGCTGGTCGACAAGAACATGATCGAGGTGATCCGCGAGCTTCAGCAGGAGTCCGGCGTGCCGATCATCCTGATCGGCGAGGAGAAGCTTCCCGCCAAGCTGCTTACCGTCGAGCGCATGCACAACCGCGTGTTGGACTGGTTTCCGGCGCAGCCTTGCGATCTCGACGACGCGCGAGTGCTTGCCAAGGCATTCGTGCCGACGGTCAGGATCGATGACGATCTGCTCGATACCATTCGCCAGCGTTCCGGCGGCCGGGCGAGGCGCATCGTCGTCAACCTCGAAAGGGTCGCCGACTACGCGCGCAACCGTAGCCACAAGGCGCTCGATCTCAAGGTCTGGGGCAACCAGGACTTCTATACCGGCGAGCCGCCGGCTCAGCGCGACATCGAGCAGTTTCCGCGCCGGATTGTGAGGGCCGCCTGATGCACAAGGAGCACTTTGACAGTGCGAGCCTTCCGGTCCGCGTGCCGCGCGGCTTCGAAGGCTTCTGGGAGATCATGGTCAGGCTCGACAGGGAGCAAGGCTGCTTCACCGTTGCCGACGTCGATGGGATGAGCAACGTGTCGGTCAAGTGCATCTCGAAGTATTTGACGGCACTGGTCGCCGCCGGCTTCGTCGAGCGCATCGCGACCCGGCAGCACGCCATCAAGGGCAAATATCCGACGCCGCTTTACAAGCTCTTGAAGCACCCTTTGAAGGCACCGCGGTTGCGTCCCGATGGCAGCCTGGTCCCGACCACCACCGCGCATGAACAGCTCTGGATCGCGATGCGCAACCTGACCACGGGCTTCAGCCTGGACGAGTTGGTGTTCGCCGCGACCACCGAGGACCTGAAGCCGAACAAGCAGACTGCGGGCTGCTTCGTCCGCCGGCTGCACAAGGCCGGCTATCTCGCCGTGACGCGGACGACGCGGCGTGGCGGCGTCAAAGGGCAAGGCGGCGCCTCGGCCTGGCGTCTCAAGCCGGGCATGAGCACTGGCCCGCTTCCGCCGAGCCTCAAGCACATCAACGGCAAGTCGGTATGGGACCCGAATCTCAAGAAGTTCATGGGCGCCGCGCCGATCGCGAGAGAGGTGAAGTCGTGAGATACGAGAAACAGACCTTTGTCCAGAAGGCGCGAGCGGCGTGGGGCAATCCCGCGCCGGACTGGATACAAGCGTTGGCCGAGGAAGCCGACCGCATCACTGCCGCTCGCGCGGCGAAGAACATCGGCTACTCGCCCGCCGTCCTCTCGCACGTGTTCGCCAACAAATATCCGGGCGACATGGGCGCCGTCGAGCAGAAGGTGCGCGGCGCTCTGCTCGGCGCGAAAGTCATGTGCCCCGTCTATGGCGAGATCGGGCGGGATCAGTGCCTGGACTTGCAGAAGGTCACACCGCCGTTTTCTTCGGAGGCGAGCGGCCGCTGCTATCGCTCCTGCCACGGCATGGGTGCGCCGAGGTGTCCGAACTCGCGTCTGCCGGAGGTGCCGCGATGATGGGCACCACCCGGAAGCTGCAGGAACTCTACGCGCGCTTCGACGCGATGATCAGCGGTCGCGCGCCGATGACGACCTATGAGGCAGCCGAGTTCAAGCGTGACCTGCGCGCCGTCATGGCCCAGGTCGGGCTGATGGAGCTTGGTGTCGCCAATGACACCTTCGACGCGGCGCTGCGAGCAGAGCTGCCGGAACAGAACGTCGTGCCGATCGACCTCACGGGCGAGCGCGATCCGAAGGTCGTCTCGCTCACCAAGGTGCGGCTCGACAGGATCATCGCCGGCATGCTGGCGCGTTCGACGACGGACGGAGGCGCCTCATGACCACCTCCGCAGAGCTCGTCGAGACCAGGCTCGCCGCGCAGATCTCCGCGGTCGATCCGGAAGCCGTGGCCGAACTCATCGTCGGCCACTCCACGCACCAGGCCAAGCAACGCTTCGCAATGCAGGCCTCGACCGTCGATGTCATCGCCATGGCGGCCTTCCTGCTGCGGCTCCGCGACATCGCCGATCGCACCTACGACATGTTCCAGACCGCGGACGCCATGGACGACCAGCCGAAGGGCAGCCCCGCCCGTGCCGAGCTGCGCCGCGAGACCCTCGAAAAGATTGCCGTCGTCGGCGCCGCGTTAGAGGCGCTCGGCTTCGGCCGTTCCCCCGCAACCGTCCCAACCCAAGCTCAGGAGTAGTCCCATGGTGAAAGCTAAGGCCGCGGCAGCCAATGTCCGCATTCCGCAGAACCGCGATGAAGCTGCGGCCATGCTGGCCGAATACGGCGCCGTCGCGCGGGAGCTGGCTCTGCTCGAAGTCGAGTTGCAGGAGACGCTGGCAAATACCAAGCGTGACGTCGAGGACCGCGCGAAGCCGCACATGCAGAAAGCGGTGGAGCTGTTTCGCGGCCTCCAAACCTTCTGCGAAGCAAACCGCAAAGCGCTGCTCGGCGAGAGCGGCACCAAAACGGCGAACCTCGGCACCGGCACGGTGAGCTGGCGTCACAACCCGCCGAAGGTGCGGCTCTCCGGCGAGCACGACGACATCATCGCGCGCATCGTGAACGCCGCCGCCGAGGCTACCTATCGCGGTGACGACATCACGTCGGACTCCTATCTCGATTTTTTGCGTACCAAGCAGGAGGTCGACAAGGAGGCGATGCTCAAGAACGCCGAACTGGCGCGAACGATCGAGGGGGTCTCGGTCGGCCGCGCCGGCGAGGTATTCGCGGTCGAGCCGTTCGGCGCAGAGCTGTCGGAGTCAGCGGCATGACGCCGGCGCCGATCCGCATCGGCCTCACGGCTCGCCAGCGGGAATGCCTGGAGCTGATCGAGCGTCATCAATTCACGTTCAAACAGACACCGACACGAAGGGAGCTTGCGAAAATGCTGGGACTGAAATCGCCGGGACGCGTCGTCGAGCTGTTGCGCGGATTGCAGGAGCGCGGCTGGATTACCTTCCTGCCACGCCGCGCGCGATCCATCACCTTGCTCGCAGAGCCCACGCCACGCACCGGCGGTTATGAACTGCCGCTCGCGCTCGATGCCGCTCTGCGCCGCTACTGCGCCGGCACCGGCGAGAAGCCGGAAGACGTCGTCGCCGATGCGGTCGCCTTGCTGCTCGACGAAGCCGAAGGCCAGGTCGCGGCCTAACCCAAACCAAGAAGCGTTCAACAGGAGAGAGTAACCATGCCTTTGTCTTCCCATCTCGCGACCACGTCGATGATCTCGACCATTCACGTGCTGAAGGCCAAAGCAAAGTTCGACGACGATACCTATCGCGACTTCCTCGCACGGCGCGCCGGCGGCAAGCGCTCCGCCAAGGAGTTGACGACCAGCGAGGCCGGTCGCGTGATCGAGGATCTGCGCAGCGTCGCTGGCGAGGCGGAGATCCGAGGTGCCGTCGCCGGCCTCGATAGCGCCCTCGGCGGCAAGCTCCGCGCGCTGTGGATCGCCGGCTACAATCTGGGCATCGTCCGCGAGCGCACCGACCGCGCGATGCTGGCCTTCCTTCAGCGGCAGACCGGCGTGTCGCATGTCCGGTTTCTTAAGGACGCCAAAGCGGCATCCAGCGCGATTGAAGGCCTGAAGTCGTGGCTTGAACGCGACGGCGGCGTCGAGTGGCCGAGCCACCACGACCTCGAAGACCTGACCGAAGGTGACCGCGTCATTGCCAGCAAGCGCGCCATCCTCAACGCGCAATGGCGCAAGCTGATCGAAATCGGCGAGGTCAAGCCGGTCGGCCAGGCCGTCGACCCGATGGAAGACCTCCAGTTCTACGCCGGCCGCATCGCCCGCAAGAACCGCTGGGACGCCTTCTCGACGCGCGACTATGACGACGTCCAGAAGGCGCTGGGCAATAAGCTGCGCGGCGCGCTGGCGCGGCAAGAGTAGGAGCGCCCATCATGACGATGCATCACCCAAAGCTCCACCAGGCGCAGGCGGAAGCCAGCCGCGGCTGGACCGAGACCCGCATCACGGTGGCGACTGCGCTGTACAACAGCGGGCTCTCGGCCGCCCGCGTCGCCGGTCTGATTGGTGGTGTCAGCCGCAACGCGGTCATCGGCAAGATGCACCGCGGCGAGCTGGCCGATCCGCAACGCAAGCTGCCGCGTGGCTCGACCGACCAGGCCAAGGGCGTCCGACAGCCGAGTCAACGGAGGGTCCGCACGCGCGGCCCCGTCGTGCGCGTCAACGCGTCTCCGAAGGAAAGGCCGATCCCGCCAAGCGTGGTTGATGTCCAGATTCCGGTCGAGCAGCGCCGCTCGCTGTTTCAGCTCAATGATGCGTGCTGTCACTGGCCGGTCGGAGATCCGCGAGACGCCGATTTCTTCTTCTGCGGCGCTCCGAAGGCCAACGACGCGGACGTACCTTATTGCGCCTCGCATCTGTTCCGCTCACAACGGCGAGACGCAAAGCCGACGAGGCCTCACGGCGCATCCTTCGTCAACGCCGGTCCGAACGCGCCCTGGCGCGCACGCGCGAGGTGAACCATGGCCCGGCCACTGCGCGTCTGCGATCATGCGTTGCTCCGCTTCCTCGAGCGCGTCGGCGGCCTCGATGTCGAAGGTCTGCGCCGGCACCTTGCGGACTCTCTCGACCGCGCCGTCGGCGCGGCCGAGCTGCTCGACCAGACCGAGGTGACGATCGCCGCGGACGGCAATCACTACGTGGTCGTCAAGGGCCGGCTCGTCACCGTCCTCGCACCGCCGATGAAGCCCAAGCGGATGAAGGCGCGGCGATGACCGAAAAGCTGCCCGGTGTGCTGGCGGAGATCGCGGAGGTGGTGGGTGAGACCGCCGCCCTGATGATCGCCGCCAAGCGCGGCGGGCAGCGCGTCTACTTCCCGGCCGTAAGCCGGCTGCACGAAGGCTATGAAAACTACTGGCTCTTCGAGTGCGTCGGAATCGAGCTGGCGCGCAAGATCTGCGCACACTTCGAGGTCGACGGCCGCGGCCAGCGGATCGACCTTCCGCTGCACGTTGGCGGAACCTACCGCCAGTTTCTGCGTTCGGTCGCCCAGCGGATTCACGCTCTCGATCGAGAAGGCAAATCGTCGGCCGAGATCTGCAAGCAGCTCGGCCTGACACAGCGCACCGTGCATCGGCACCGCGCAAGGCACGGCAAGCCGAAGAACGACAAGCAGGGCAAGCTTTTTTGACTTCTGCGCTGCCTGTGCGAGAGTAGCACACCGGATCATCACCGGCCTGACACCTGTCAGGGTCGGGATTTTCGAGTAATTCCGGGATTGTGGCCTCCTCGCCGGGGGCCAGCTTGCTTCAACCTTCATTCAAACGATCTTTGAAACGGGCATGCGTGGCCCTCGCGCTGTTGTTTGTCAGTGCGCCCGCCCATGCCGAGATCTACGCCGGCGTCGCGACCTGGTACGGCGACGAGAGCGGCCGTTACACGGCCAACGGCGAGACCTATGACGCCGACGATCTCACCTGTGCCCACCGGACCTATCCCTTCGACACGCTCGTGCGGGTCCACTGGCGCGGCCGGAGCGTCATCTGTCGCGTCAACGACCGCGGCCCTGCCAAATCCACTGGCGTCGACATCGACCTCTCACGGGGCGCCGCTCGCGTTCTGCGCATGATCGACGCCGGGCGCGTGCACGTCATCATCGAGAAACTCGGAAAGATGCTCGAATGAGGACCGACTTCAGCAAGTGCATGCCGGTCGTCCTTCGGTACGAGGGCGGCTGGTCGAACCACCTCCGCGATCCCGGCGGCGTTACGCTGGAAGGCATCATTCAACGTGTCTATGACGGCTTCCGGGATCGCAGCGGCAAGCCGCGTCGGGCCTTGACGCCGGATATGCGCGGCACCGCCGATTGGAAGCGCGAGCGCGACCAGATCTATCGTGCACAGTACTGGAATGCGATCCGCGGCGACGACCTGCCGGCCGGCGTCGATATCGTCATGTTCGATTCGGCGGTGAACTCCGGCCCGTTCCAGGCGGTGAAGTGGCTCCAGCGCGCGCTGCGCATGAACGATTGCGACGGCCATCTGGGCGAAGCAACGCTCGCCGCGCTCAATGCGCATCCCGACCACGACAAACTGGTTGCCGATCTCTGCGCGCTGCGGCTCGGTATGCTCCAGCACCTCTCGACCTGGTCGACGTTCGGCGCCGGTTGGAGCAAGCGCGTCGCCAACGTCAAGCAGATCGGCCAGGCTTGGGCGACAGGCTCGGTCGGGCCGAAGCCGATCGAGGCCCACCTCGACCAGGGCGACGCCAAGGCCTATGCGAGCGACGTGGCGCAGCCGGCGATCGACGCCGGCGACGCTGTCAAGGGCGGCGTCGGCTCCGGCACGGTCGGCACCATGCTCCAGGGTGTGAAAGACCAGGTCGAACCGATCGCAGGCAGCTCCGATTGGCTGATGAAGATCTACACGGCCATCGTAATCCTCTGCGTGCTCGCCGGCGTCGGTGCGCTGCTCTATTCGCTCTGGTCCAGCATGAAGGCCAAGAAGGCGCGGCAGGCTATCGACGGCGAGATCCGCGCGGACGTGCCGGAGGGCCAGCCGGCATGACCTTGTTCATCTGGTTCGACCCGGCCGCGTGGTTGGTTTCCGCCATCGACGCCATCAACAGCTTCAGCGCGGAAGTGTTCTGGCAGATCGCGACGTCACCGCTCGTGCTGGTCGTCATTGCCGCTGTCGTGGTTGCGAGCTTCGCGCTTGCCCATCTGCCCTTCGTCACCCTGCTGTTTCCCAAGGCTGCCGCCTTCACCAAGGCGGCCTCGCTGGTCACCATCATCGGCTTCGCGGCGCTGCTCTATCTGTTTGGCGTTAAATCCGAGCGGACACGCGCCGAGCTGGAGCGGGTCAAGAGTGATCTCGCCTTCAAGGAGTTTCAACTCGGCAATCAGATCAAGGCGGCTGCCGATGCCGAAGACCTCAAAGCCGACGCTGATGCGCAGGCACAGGATGCAAGGGGTAAACTCAGTGTGTACCAGGCGAAGTTTGGCGACGATCCTAACGCTGCCGCTTGTGCTCCTCGCGCTGGCGTCATCGACTGGCTGCACGACCTCCAACGTCGAAAGCAGGCAGCCGGCGCCGGCGCGGGCAAGCCAAAGCGTGGTCTTGTCGCGCGCCTGCGAAGATCTGGCGCGGAACGTCGATGATCCCGTTGTCACCGAACAGAGCGACCCGTGGCAGAAGATCGGCGAATACGCCGTCGCGCTCGGTGAAGCCAATGCCAACACCGACGCCACGCGTGAATGCCAGAAGCGGCAACGCGAGCGGCTTGCAAAGGGGAAGTGAGACGTGAACTTTATTGATTGGGCGCCGTGGGTGTCGATCGCCATAGCGCTCGCTGCGTTTCTCTACCCGATCCTTAACGGCCGCGCGAAGAAGATCGACGCACGGCTGGATTCGATCGAGAAGACTCAAAAGGATGATCGCGAAGCCGCGATCGTACGCACGTCCGTGGTCAAGGCCGAGAGCGACATGGTCAAGGACCGTGTCGTCAAGCTCGAAGCCGACATGGCGCATTTGCCCGACAAAGACGTCACCCATCGGCTGGAGATGGCGTTGGCGGGCATGCAGACCGAGGTCGGCAAACTGACCGAGCGGATGAAGCCGATCGCCGCGATGGCCGATCGCATCCAGGAAGCCATGGTCGAGAAGGTGATGAGCTGATGGGACGGGACATCATTCGAGAGCACGCGCGGCTGATCATCCTGCGTTGGCTGCATCAACAGTCGAACTATTCGTCGAGCGACAGCATGCTTCAGGAGGTGCTGGAGTCGTTTGCAATCGCCAAATCGCGCGACTGGATTCGCGAGGAGCTGAACTGGCTCGTCGACATGGGCGCGGTGACGAAGGTCAGCGCTGGCACGGCCGTGATTGTCACGCTTGCTCCGAAGGGCATCGAGCACGTCGAGCGACGCCTTCTGATCGAGGGCATCAAGCGTCCCAGCCTGCCGGAGGGCTAGCGCCCGATGGCACAGCACGCAAAGGCCCGCCGCGGCCGGCTGTCGGAGATCGACAAGCTCCCGGAATGGGCAGATGAAGCCAAGGTCTGGGCCTTTGAGCAGCTCAAGGAACGGAAGCGCAGCCAGCTCGAAATTCTGGACGAGTTCAACGCCCGTTTAAGGGTGGCTTCGCTCGCCAACGATGCCAGCGCACCTTTGCCGGAGAAAATCTCGCGCTCGGCTTTCAACCGCACCGCCATGCGGGTCGCGTTGCTCGGACGGCGCCTGGAAGAGACCCGCGAGATCGCTGCGATCATCGCGCCGAAGCTGGACGAGGCCGGTGACAACTCGCTGACCCTGATGGTCGCGGAAACGATCAAAACGCTGATCTCGGAGATGCTCGGCAACGCCGGCGAGCTCGGCGCCGACGGCGACACCGCCGAGATGCTGATGATGACGTCGCGCGCGCTGAAGCACGCCGAGGAAGCCAAGCGCATCAGCGCCGACGGCCGCCGCAAGATCGCGGCCGAGCTGAAGGAAAACGCAATCAAGGCCGTCGAGACCGTCGCGAGGACCAAAGGTCTCACGGCCGAGACGGTTGACGCGATCAAGAGCCGAATTCTCGGCATCGAGAAGAAAGCGTCATGAGTTCACGGGATCACCTCGACGAGCGCGACACGCGGCTGAGGGCTGAGCGCCGAAGCAAGGTGCGGTCGGCGCTGTGTCTCGTTCTCTGGATCATCTTCGCCGGCATCGGCGTGGCAACGTCGATCCATTTCGTCATCACCAACGTCTTTCAGTCAGGAGGAAGATGCGACATGAGCCACGAGTGTCCGATCGAGGGCTGCAAGACGAACGTCCGCAGCAATATCTTCATGTGCCCGCGTCACTGGCGCATGGTGCCGAGGCCGCTGCAAGCGGCCGTCTACGAGAGCTACCGAACCACCGGCCGCATCAGCGACAACCATCGCGAGGCGGTTCGTGTTGTCGAGAAGGCCGAACAGGGGCTCAAGGCGTTCGATCTGCCGGCCGGGACGAAGGCGCTGACCGTCTATCAGCCGTGGGCAACGCTGATCATCCTCGGCGCCAAGCCGCACGAATTCCGCGATTGGATGTTCACAGACAAGCCGCACCTTGCAAGGCTGGTCGGCAAGCGCATTGTCATCCACGCCAGCGCGCGCCGGCCGCCGCTCGTCGAGCTTGAAGATCTGCTCGATCGCATCGACGGTGGCGAGTCCGCGCTTGACGCTCGGATTGCCGGACCAGTCGTGAGCCAAATGCTCGCGGCATTGAGGGCGCACGGCAAGCACGCGAATCTTCACATGGCTCCGCTCAGTGTCGCGCTAGGCTCGGCCGTCATCGGCGAGCCTCGCAGCGTGCTCGACATCTTCAAGGGTACGCCGATCGCGGACAGCGCCCGTCTTGACCATAGCCTCTATGGCTGGCCGCTGTCGGACATCAAGCGGTTTGAAACGCCGATTCCGTCTGCCGGCGCGCAAGGCTTCTGGAACTGGTCTTAAGGGAGACTACTCATGGCGAGACTCAATCTCCTTCCGTATCGCGCCGGCGATCTGCTCGACAATCATAAGGGCAGTTTGCTTTCCCGCTGCCTCGTCGGCTGCCGGAAAGCCATTGGCCGTAGCGTTCTTGATCTCGCGGAGTGCCTCCTTGGCGAGAAATTCGAGCCGGCTGTTCGGAGTTGGAGCATCGATCTTCATCCGGTCCGGCCAGACGGCGTACTTGAGGACCGCCTGAAGCGCCATCATGAGTGAGCCGCCTGTTGCGATTTGCGCATTGAGAGATTGGGAAATGTTGATCTTCCGCTCTTCGGGCTGCGGTTCGTTACCCGGTCCACCTTGCGTCATCTTCTCTCCTCCTGGTTGCAAGGAGCCAATCACAATGTGGCGCTGCTGAAAACATGAACGAAATGAGATTCCTTCGGCTATGACCGAGTCTGCCCGCACCATCTCCGATGCCGAATGGGCAGAGACGCGCCGCGCCGGCCTGGCTGTCGGCGCGCAGCTCGCGCGCGATGCGGGCGGCATCGAAGGTGTGTTGCTGGGCTATCAGAAGCGGCTGCTGAATTCGACAGCGAGCCATAATGTCACGATCTGCGAGAAGTCACGTCGTATCGGCGCGACCTGGGGCGTCGCGTCCGATGCCGCGCTCACCGCCGCGGCCGTCAAGTCGGCCGGTGGCATGGACGTGTTCTACATCGGCTACAACAAGGAGATGGCGCGGGAGTTCATCGACGTCTGCGGCATGTGGGCGAAGAGCTTCGAGGAAGCCGCCTCCGAGGTGCAGGAATTCGTCTTCGACGACGGCGATCCCGACAGCAACATCCAGGCGTTCCGTATCCGCTTCGCCTCTGGCTTCGAGATCATCGCGCTACCGTCTCGGCCACGCTCGCTGCGCGGCATGCAGGGCTTCGTCATCCTCGACGAGGCAGCGTTCCACGACGATCTCGACGCCATGATGAAGGCGGCGCTCGCGCTTCTGATGTGGGGCGGCCGTGTCCTGGTGATCTCTACACATCTCGGCGTGGCCAACCCGTTCAATCGGGTGATCGAGGACGCGCGTGCCAAGAGAAAACCCTACCACGTCGAGCGCTACGATTTCGACGATGCGCTGAAGGACGGCCTCTACCAGCGAATCTGCCTTGTTACGGGCGAGGAGTGGACGCCGGAGGGCGAAGCCAAGTGGCGCGCCGAGATCATCGCGTCCTACGGCGACGCCGCCGACGAGGAGCTTTTCTGCATTCCCTCGCAGGGCGGCGGCGTCTATCTGCCGCGTGCGCTGATCGAGGCGCGCATGGTGATGGATGCGCCGGTGCTGCGCCTGTCGCGGCCGGCCGAGTTCACCTTCCTGCCGAAGGAGTACCGCGAAGCCGACATCGCTGACTGGTGCAAAGAGCACCTTGAACCGCTGTTGAAGAAGCTCGATCCGGAGCGCCAGCACGCCTTCGGCCAGGACTTCGCGCGCAACCTCGACCTTTCGGTGCTGATACCGATCGAGATCGGCAAGACGCTGCGGCGGACCGTGCCGTTCTGGATCGAGATGTCGAATATCCCGTTCGAGCAGCAACGGCAGGTGCTGTTCTACTTGTGCGATGGCCTGCCGCGCTTCGTCGGAGGCAAGATGGACGCTTCCGGCAACGGCGCCTACCTCGCCGAGGTCGCGGCGCAGAAGTACGGACCGCTCCGCATCGAGCAGGTCAAGATGTCGACCGAGTGGTACCTGGAAAATTTCCCGCCGCTCAAGAGCGCCTTCGAGGACGGTAGTATTTTGCTGCCGAAGGACGCGGATGGCCTCGACGATCTGGCCTTGGTGCAGACCATCAAGGGCGTTCCACGCGTCCCCGATATCCGCACCAAGGGCGCTGACGGAAAGAAGCGGCACGGCGACGTCGCGATTGCGCTGGTGCTGGCCTATGCGCAAACGCGGGCGAACTTGGTCGAGTTCGATTATCGCTCGGCGGCGACTCGTGATCCTGAGAACCCGTCCGGCGACGAGGATAGAGACACCGGCCGCGCCTGGTGGAAGGCCCCGTTGGGCGCTCGAATTCGAGGAGGCTTTTAATGGCCGTCAAGACGTCACCCATCCTCGATCAGTTCGGCCGCGCTATCCAGCGCGAAGTGTTGACCGAAGAGATCGCCGGCCCGCGCGTCGGCAGCGTGAGGTCAGCGATCTCGGGCTACCCGGCCGATGGGCTCAATCCTATTCGGCTCGCCAACATACTGAAGGCAGCCGATGCGTACGATCCGCTGCGCTTCTTCGAGCTGGCCGAGCAGATCGAGGAGCGCGACCTGCATTATGCCGGCGTCCTTGGCACGCGAAAGCGGCAAGTCTCTCAGCTCGACATCACGGTCGAGCCCGCTGAGGATACGCCGGATGCAAAGGCGCACGCGGCCTGGGTTGAGGGCGTCCTGAAGCGCGACACGCTCCAGGACGAACTGTTCGACATGCTCGATGCCATCGGCAAGGGTGTCAGCGTCACGGAGATCATCTGGGACACGTCCGAAGGTGACTGGACCGTCAAGAAGCTCGCCTGGCGCGATCCGCGCTGGTTTCGTTTCGACCGCAACGACGGAGAGACGCCGCTTTTGCTCGGCGACTACAGCGCTGATGGTGTCGGCACAGTGCCCATGACGTCATCGGGCGAGACAACGCTGGCGCCGTTCAAGTTCATCACCACCGTGATCCGCGCGAAGTCCGGGCTGCCGATCCGATCCGGCCTCTCGCGCCTGGTCGCGTGGGCGTGGATGTTCAAGGCGTTCACTCAGCGCGACTGGGCGATCTTCACGCAAACCTTCGGCCAACCGGTCCGTGTCGGCAAGTATCCGGCAGGCTCCTCGCAAGGTGACAAGGACACGTTGTTCAACGCGGTCGCTAACATTGCCGGCGACTGTGCGGCGATCATCCCGGAGATGATGAACATCGAGTTCATCGAATCCAAGAACGTCGGCCCCGGCAGCGACCTTTACCAGAAGCGCTGCGACTGGCTCGACCAGCAAGTGTCCAAGGCCGTGCTCGGCCAGACTGCGACGACTGATGCAATTGCCGGCGGACACGCCGTCGGCCAGGAGCACCGGCAGGTTCAGGAGGACATCGAGCGCGCTGACGCGAAGGCGTTGAGCGCAATTCTCAACCGCGATCTGGTTCGACCTGGCATCGATCTGCAATTCGGCGCGCAGAAGGCCTATCCGCGGCTTCGCATCGGCCGATCCGAAGACACCGACGTTCAATTGACCGTCGAGAGCGCCACGAAGCTCGTGCCGATGGGCCTCAAGGTCAAGAAGACGTTCTTCAACGAGCTTCTCGGCATTCCCGTGCCGGAAGACGGCGACGAATTGCTGGCCGCGCCCGCGCAGGCGCCGTCTTTCGGCGGCTTTGGCGGCGATGCGTTCTCGACCGCGCCATCGCTGAATGCGGCCACGCGCATGCAGGAGGTGCATGATCCGATCGCGGCGCTGGCAGACCAGGCCGAGCGGCTTTGCGGAGCCGGCGCGGATGCGATCATCAACGAGGTGCGCGCCGTCGTCGAGCGCTCGACCTCGCTAGACCAGGTCCAGGAGGAGTTGCGCAAGCTGAAGCCTGGAATCGCCGAGCGGAATCTCGCGGGGTTGATGCGGATGGCGCGCGTGGTCGCCAATCTCACAGGTCGGGCGCAGATTCCGGATGCTTAAGTACCACGGCACACCGATTAGGCGGGCTTGCGGCTGCTCCTGGGCATCGCTGCACGCCGAGGTGCTGCCGTTCTCAACCAATCCAGCTGAGGCGATCAACTTCCTCAAGAAGAAAACGAACGTGCCGACCGCCGCCTGGACAGATCTCTGGCAACAAGAGCACTCAGCCAGCTTCACCGTCGCCGGCGCGATGACCGATGGCCTGGTCGCCGACTTCCACGATGCCGTCAACAAGGCGATCGAGAGCGGCGAGACGCTCGAATCTTTCCGAAAGGACTTCGACCGCATCGTCGAGGACCACGGTTGGAGCTACAACGGATCGCGCGGCTGGCGCAGCCGCGTCATCTTCGACACAAACATGAGCACGGCCTATGCCGCCGGCCGCTGGGATCAGATCCAGCGCGTCAAGCGCACGCGGCCGTACCTCATCTATCGCCATCTCGAAGGCCAGAAGCATCCGCGCCCGCTGCACGAGAGCTGGGACGGCACGATTCTGCCGGTCGATGACCCGTGGTGGGAGACGCATTACCCGCCGAACGGCTGGGGCTGCCATTGCTGGGTCGATAGCCTCTCCGACGACGATCTGCGGCGCTACGGGCTCACGGTTTCCGACCAGGCGCCGGTCTCGCAGATGGTCGAACGCACGATCAACCTTCCGGACGGCAGCACGCGAACTGTGTTGGTGCCCGAAGGCATCGATCCCGGCTTCGCCTACCGACCAGGTGAGATGCCCGCGAGCCTCGACGAGGCGCTGGATGAGTGAGGGTTACCCCCCGGCACGGTA